TGTTTCTTCTTCTACAGCATCCATTTCAAACTGATGCTCCTGCCAAACTTCTTCTAAAACTTCTTCTTCCACTTCACCGCGTAGAGCCTCTTTGACTTCCAGAATGGGCAGGATGCCAATTAACTGCTCTGCTGGTGCGCTACTGAATCGCAATGCCAGTTCGTTTGCTGACATAAATCCTCCGGAAAAAAGGCCCGCCGAGGCGACGGGCAAAGAGAACTTTTCCAATTTAACCAGAACAGGTCTTCGTCTCCTGTTTGGTTGCGATGGCGGTATTGCCATCTCGATGCCCTTCGCGACGAGCATCAGGCTGGCAACAGCCATGGTCATTACTCAAAACTCGATTAAAACTTCATTGCTGGCTGTTGGTCGTCAGCCTTAGATCTATTCATTTCGTAACTATTTCCGGATTCCCTTTCTGAGCCAGGAAATAGCAGAGCTGGCGAAGACGAGCTGTAAACCAGCCCAGGCGAATAGCCTGACACCCCACAGGGTTGCGTGCGTAATCGATCATGTTTTTATCCTCTTGATGCCTTTTGCGTCTGGCCGACGGAACGGTTGAAACCTGCTGCGCGATTAGTCTGGTCATCTCATCCGGTGTTTCGTATGCCGCCGGCATCTACTTCGTGGGCGTCCTGCCTGGATGACTGAATTTCTAAAATCAGACTACAAATAAATATACCAGTAGTCAATGGAATTGATAATAAATATACCAGAATGGGCATCTACGGCAGGCTTGAAGTAAGACGAGGATATAAAAAAAGCCGCAAAGAGCGGCTTATATACTAGTGAAATGAGATTTTTTAGGAGGCGGGATCGACTTTTCTTCTCTTTAAAAACTCAGCCATAAATGCATCGAGCTCCTCGAGCCTGGCGTTAGCTAAAGAGATAAACCTATCTTGTTCCGACTCTGGCAACTGATCAAAGACATTTAAGAGAGCTGCTTGTTTAGCGTTCAAAACTGTTTTGCTATCTGTAGTAGCAGCCAGATTCTTCTCTTCTTCATCGGACAAAAAGAACCAATACAGCGGCTTACCTAACGCACCGGGTAACAAGGCCAGCTTTTCCTTACGAGGGAATATACCCGCATTACACCAATGACTGACGGTCTGGGAATTTACGCCAATTCTGCGCCCCAGCTCTGATTGAGAGATACCGGCCTCATCTAGGGCCCTTTGCAATCTTTCTTCAAAGTTCATGTTCAGATCCAAAACTAAACAATAACCAAGCATACAAAGTTTCTTTTCAAATGTGGTCAGTTAAATTTCTTGACACTGCTAAATAATTTATCAATTATGTGGTACATAATTTAGGAGGAGCTATGCAAGAAACCGTACAGAAGAAAATCATTTCAATTTGTGGAAGTCAGTCAGAGTTGGCGCGCCGCTTGGGAAAAAATTCTCAAACGGTATCTGTGTGGTTTCGCACTCAGGTTGCAAGCACAGAAGTACTTAATGCCTGCAAAGCCTTGGATTCCCGGTACTCTACTGGTGCAGCAATCCAGCCCTTGCCGTGCGGATCATCGTCATCACCAACAAGAATGAAGCCGCCCTGATTTTCGGTCGCAGGATACATCTCCTCTTCGGTCCAGTACCCCTCGGTGTCTTTGATACATTTGACCATCATGCTGATGCCTCCCCATTGCCCTTCACAAAAATCACCCAGTGCGTTTTGTCGGCTTTGCCAGTGCGCTGCCAGATGGCTGGTTTCTCGTCTGTAAGCGCCAGAATCTGACCTATGGGTATCTGTGTTTCGTTCCATTTGAAGATAAGCACGCCGTGTGGCCGCAGCACGCGAAACGCCTCAGAGAACCCGGTGCGCAGGTCGTCTCGCCATGTCGCTTTGTTCAGCCGCCCGTACTTTTTACCCATCCAGGCGTTATCGCCGACGCGTTCAAGATGCGGCGGATCGAACACTACCACCGGAAACGTAGCGTCGGCGAACGGCAACACGCGGAAATCAGCGACAACATCGGGGCTAATAACTAAGCGGCGTTCATCGCACAATACGTGCTCTTCAGCGCGAATATCGCAGAAGACAGCACGCGGGTCGGTTTTGTCGAGCCAGAACATGCGTGAACCGCAACACATGTCTAAAATTGTTTGCTCGGACATATCCTTCACCCCTCCACCGTTACGCCGTTATCCGGCTGGTATTTTTCGAACCAGAACACAACCGGCGACGACGTCACATGAATCTGACCAAATCGCTCCGCTGTGCGAAAATTTACGCTGTACTGTCTCGCCCGTTCGGCCTGCTCCGCTATCTGCGCGCGGAATAATTCAACGCTAAAGGTTGCTTTAAACAGGTTGCATGGCGCACACGCTGGGACCAAATTTCCCAGTGCGTCGTTTTCTGGCCGCCAGTATTCCCCGGTCGCTATTGCTCGCCGGGTTCCGTTTGCGCGGCGTGTCCCGAATTCCCACTTCCGCAATGCCGCTTCAACGTGGTCAGCATGCCAGCCTTTTTCCGGCAGTTCACAGCCACAGTACGCGCACCGTCCGCCAAATTTCATGCGCAACTCTGCACGCTGAGTTTTGGTCAGTTTCATAACGCACCCCCGTCGATACGTTTGAACTCAATAACCCATACCCACGGGTTGGAATTCCATGATTCTTCGCCGTAGATTGATTTCCAGAGGGTTACGAACGATCCGCGGGCACTCAACTGATGCTGTGTCCAACCCGGCTGATAGTGTTTCCAAAATCCGCCGCGCAACTGCGCTACGCCTTCGGCCTGAGCGTCGCCCTCGCAAATTTTGTTCAGTAGCTCCACGCGCACACCAGTAATCTCCAGCAGAATACGGCTGGCCCAGCGCGGCATGTGGATTGATGGACGCCAGCAGCAATGCAGATTATCGTCAGCATCGTAAAACTCTGGTGCAGGTTTTCCATCAGCCCTGTAGACACAGAAATCTGGCTTCTCAAATTTAGAACTGTCTTCGAGATACGCTTCCATGTGTTCGTAATCGAATAGCGGCCCCTGATAGGTCTCGCGAACCCAAATGCGATCGCCAACGGCACCGAAAGGGCACTTAGCGAGAAACTGATCTCGGGTGAACGGTCGTTAGCTCCCCGTTCTTGTTCCGTTGGTTTCTTGGCTTTTCTGGCCCTTGCTGAGGCTTTACCGGCTGCGGACTTCTGACTTACCGATGAACGGACTGCTTCAAGATCCCTTTCAATCCTTTCATGAACCCATTCAATGCCGTTGTCGTTGAAAAACTCTTTTAACGATGGCTCAACGGCGCTCCAACGGTCGTTACTTAGCCGTGCGATTTTAGCGAGGCGGTTTTTTGGTATTGCTCTCCCGGTTTGCCAGTAATTGAACATGAGGAGCAAATAAGCCCCATGCTCCTCCGTGGACAAGTGCATGGTGTCCGCCAGGTAATCAGCAATGTAAAGTTGCATGTAAGGCAGCGCTGCCATGAATACTCCTGCTATCCGGTTGCCCGGACGTTGTGGTCATTGGTCAAAACTCGTTTCAAATACACTGCGGCGCCACGGCGCTAATACTTGCCAGCAGTGGGCCTGCGGCATCCGCCGGTAACATGTTAAAAAGTGAAATTGCAGCTTCCCGGATCTCTTTCTCCAGCTTGCTGGGAGGAGCGCCTATCAATTTGGCCTGGTGAGCCTCGCTACATTCTTTAACCGCGCTGGCCACCAGCTCAGCTTCGGTTTTTCCAGAACGTAAGCCGTGCCTTCGTGCGATTTCAATTGGCATGGCTGCGGAAATTGCCGACGCCAGTTGCATAACGTAAGAGGTATATTTCGATGAACAGTGTTCATTCTTCAGATAGCGGAATAAATTCTGCTTATTGACGGTGATCCCTCGCCCACCCTGCTCATGCCATTGTTCTTCCACCAGCAGGGCAATTTTTTGTTGCGCCTGTCCAGGAATGGTCGACTCCCACTCACGAACGGCAGCAAATATCGCCTGGTGGTGGATGTTATCCCGGCGGTGCGGCGCATTCTGATTTTGCGATTTCAACGAAACGGCTAATCGCTGGTTATGATTCCGATAAGTTGCTGAATACATGATCAGGATTCCTTCTGAGGTAAACCATCTGTTGGGTTGGGATAAAGATCGGGACGTAGCTCGTGCGGTGTGATTTGCCAAACCGCGCATGACTCGTGCTGATAAGTGGAAAAAGCGTCCGGAGGTTCTCCGGTACCGCGCGTTCTGCGATCATGTTCGGCTGCTGGGCGTCGAGCTGCCGGAAGCCGGAGCACACGTTACGTTTATCCTCCCGATGCCACCGAGCTGGAGCAAGAAGAAGCGCCTGCAGCACGACGGCCAGCCCCACCAGGCAAAACCTGATTGCGACAACATGCTGAAGGCGTTAATGGATGCCATCTACGTGGACGACGCCCACGTCTGGGATTGTCGGGTAACGAAGATCTGGGGCGAAACCGGGCAGATCATTATCTCGGAGGCCCCACTATGCGAGCTATCCTGAAACCTGACATCGCCAGGGGGCTGGGTATTGTTCTTCTGAAGCCGGGTAGCGAGCTGATGAGTATCTTCAGTTCTGGCCGTGTGCTGGTGGAACGTCAGCCTGATAACATGGCACATCTTGAAAGCGGCCCGGTACCGGAGGCGCATCAACCCTTAACGCAAGATCCCGAGCTTATCCCGTTCCTGCTTAATTCGAGAGTCCTCCAGGCTGCCGGAGGGATATCGTCGCTGGAAAACTGGCTACTGCGCCGCGGCGGGTGCCAGTGGCCGCACAGCGAATATCATCACCACGAACTGGTAACGATGCGGCATGAACCGGGAGCAATAAGACTATGCTGGAGTTGCGACAACCTGCTGCGCGAGCAATCAACCCGCCAACTTCAGGCAATCGCAGAGCGCAATGTGATCGAGTGGGTTATCGACCAGATTCGTTTAAAGCTGCGCATTGATCCGTATCGTGAGGTTTCTCTGGCGGAACTGTGCTGGTGGGCGTTTCGCATGGCGCTAACCGACATGCTGCCTGAAGGTGTTGCCCGCCGCGCCTTTGATCTGCCCCCGAAGGTTATTCAGTCTGTTACGCGGGAAAGCGATATCAAGCCGGAAGTAACAGCCACCAGCATCATGCAGAGAAAAGCTGCTGACGCGGCGGCACTTCGAGAATCGCTCCTCCAGGAACCGGTAAAAACCGTAGTGAATATTGCGGTAGATCCAGAACCGCCAGCGGCATCCATGTTACGCCCCAAACTTCACCGCTGGCGGAACGCGAAGTTTCTCCGCTGGGTTAAAACTCAACCTTGTCAGTGCTGCGGCCAGCCAGCTGACGATGCACATCATCTTATTGGCTGGCGTCAGGGTGGTATGGGTACTAAAGCGCATGACTTCCTTACGATCCCGCTTTGCCGTATACACCACACCGAATTGCATAACGACCCTAAAGCGTTTGAACGTAAATACGGCACGCAGCCGGAATTGATCATTTATTTGCTGGATCGGGCGTTTGCGCTCGGCGTTCTGGCGTAAACGGAGTGGAGACCGCTATGAATCTGGACAGCGTAATAAAATTTTTTGCCCCGAAAGGGATGCATATTTCTGACAGCGTACGTGCTACTGCGAGCGAGCAGTTAACAGTAACGGATGTTATGGCGGCGCTGGGTATGACTCAGGCGGATGCAGGCATAGGGCTTGCCATGTACCTGGGGAAAGCTGGGATCAGCCCTCAGGATAAAGATGCCGCCATAACCTGGCTGGCTGAATACGCCAAACTGCGTGCGCCTATGGCGGTTCGAAAAGCTGCCGGGAAAAAATTTTCGCTATGCATGCGTATACTCGCCCGGTTTGCGTTTAATGATTACGCCTCATCAGCTGCGGATAGTTACGACTGTCCGAAATGCCATGGTAAAGGGCTGAACACGAAAACCAGCATGATCACCAAAAGCCATTACACAATGCGCCTGCCTCAGTTCGCTAAAGATCTGGGCCAGTCGCCCTCTGATTTTGAGGTATTCCGTCAGGTTAAGGATGTGGACCACCAGTTGTGTGGTAAATGTGGCGGTACCGGAAAAATTAGCAAGCGCTGCCAGTGTGGCGGAACGGGGAAAACTCTGGACCGGAAGAAGTCGGAGCTTCAGGGTGTCCCTGTTTACAAAGAGTGTAAACGTTGCGAGGGGAGGGGCTACAGTCGTCCAAAATCCTCTGTCGCATACCGCGGAGTTCTTTCGCAACTGGACAGCCTGCCGGACCGTACATGGCGATATAGCTGGAAGCCGTTCTATGAAAGTCTGGTAACCAAATGCTTTGAGGAAGAAAGCAACGCGGATGCACAACTGAAAAAGGTAACACGTATGCAGGACATGATAGAAATCTCATAATTTAGCGTCACGTTGCTTGCAAAGTTGCCGTTTTTGTGTAAATTTGACGTTAACGATGGGCATTGTATGTTCACCGTTAATAAACCCGCCAATGTGCGGGTTTTTTTATGTCTCAAATCCGCAACAACATTCAAATCATTTTGTGAGCCGAATGCATCGCTTATTCGGCTCATCAGGGCTACAAGCATGGTGCCCTTATTTATTTCCCCTCATTTCTGAGAGGACTCACCACTAACGAGGGGGCGTAATGTCCGAACCTTTTTCCGGTACCGCGACCGCCGGTAGCGCGCTGACCGGTGCCAGTATTTATGGACTGCTCACCGGCACAGATTACGGCGTGGTGTTCGGCGCGTTTGCCGGGGCCGTATTCTACGTAGCCACCGCTGCTGACCTGACGATTTTCCGCCGTACAGCTTATTTCGTCGTGTCGTATTTTGCTGGTGTATATGGCTCCGGGCTGGTGGGTTCGTGGCTGGCAAAAATGACGGGTTACGCAGACAAGCCACTGGATGCGCTCGGCGCTGTGATTTTGTCTGCAGTGGCAATCAAGACGCTGACGTTTTTCAGTGAACAGGACCCGCTAAAGCTGCTCGCACGCTGGAGAGGGGGAACCAATGGTAACTAACGATCCGCTGGTGGTGACGAACGTAATGGCCTGTGCCGCCATTGTTCTGCGCCTGATGATGTTCCGCAAGCCTGGCGGGCGACATAACCCGTGGGCCTCATGGCTGGCCTATGTGATTATCCTGGCGTATGCATCGGTGCCGTTCCGGTATCTGTTTGACTCCTACCTGCATACCCACTGGGCAACTGTCGCCATCAACTTAATCATCTGCGCTGCCGTGTTCCGCGCCCGGGGCAACGTCGCGCGGCTCTTCCATGTACTGAGGCCGGAATGAACCAATCTCAATTTCAGCAGGCGGCTGGTATAAGCGCCGGATTAGCTGCGCGCTGGTTTCCGCACATCGATGCGGCCATGAAAGAATTCGGTATCACCGCACCGAATGACCAGGCGATGTTTATCGCTCAGACCGGGCATGAATCTGTCGGCTTCACCCGGCTGGTGGAGAGCATGAATTACAGCGTGGCAGGTCTGGCGGGTTTCATCCGTGCCGGGCGGCTTACTCAGGACCAGGCTAATGTGCTGGGCCGTCGCTCGTATGAAAAGGCGTTACCACTGGAACGCCAGCGCGCTATTGCCAATCTGGTTTACAGCAAACGCCTTGGCAACAAAGCCCCGGGTGATGGCTGGAAATATCGCGGTCGCGGCCTGATTCAGATCACCGGGCTGGGTAATTACACCAAATGCGGCACCGCGCTGAAACTCGATCTGGTCTCGAGCCCAGAACAACTGGAGCAGGACCGTAATGCGGCGCGTTCAGCGGCATGGTTCTTTGCCACCAGCGGATGCCTGCTTTACTCCGGTGACCTAGTCCGCGTCACGCAAATCATTAACGGCGGACAAAACGGGCTTGAGGACCGGCGGCAGCGTTATAACCGTTCGCGGGGTGCGCTGGTATGAACTGGCGTTATGTTCTTCTGGCGCTGGTGGTCAGCATCTCTGCCACGGCACTTATTGCCTGGCGTTCCGGGTGGAATGCTCACGCTGACCACATTAACGCGCTAGCGGCGGACAAAAAGCAAAAGGCCGAGAAAGCCATCCAGCCGGTAGAGAAGAAAGCCGCTGCGGCCAGTGCCGGGGCGAAGGCGATTTACCGGACCATAACCCGCGAGGTGGTGAAATATGTTCAGTCTCCGGATCGTACAAGGTGTGATTTTGATGATGAGTCTGTGCGGCTGCGCCAGCGTGCCATCGACGCTGCCAACTCCATCAGTGGATTTGATGCAGGAGCCGTGCAGGGCAAGTGACGCAGGAAAGAACAGCGATGAGGATTTGCAGGCTGATATCGAGACCGCTGAATGCCTACGCCAGCTACGTCTCGATAAATACCGCTGGCAGGCATTCTATTATATTATATCTAAATGATGGTTTGGGTTTGGAGGAATGATTTTTTAGTGATTTCTTTTTGAATTACCATTTATTATATCTTTAGCCATTTCTGCCAGATTAATAAAGTCTGTTACCCTACAAGATGCTAATGAGTTAATCATTTCTTTAGACTCATCTCCAAATAACGAGTTGTATTTATCAATGATGTTGGGGCTAAGAATAAAGCGATTATTTGAAAAAGTAATGGGTGTTTCTAAGCTGCCCATAAATCCACTGAATTCGAGTATGAAAGTTTGTACGTAGTTATAATATTCTTCTCTTACATAATACTGATAAGGCATAGTGTGAAAAATTGATTCATATGTATTATATCTTATGTCATAGGTCATTTTTAAAAAATCGCTTATCTGTTCAAAAGCGAGAGTTTTTACATCAATCTCTTTTTTTGATTCATATAGGTAATTCAAGTATTCAACTCTATATTCAATATTTTTTTTTAAAAAAGAAGATATGGCAAGGGATGAATTCAAAAGGCGAAGAAAGTCACGCGAATCCTCATATATTCCATTTTTGACTTTATCGATATGCCATTGTTTTGCTATTAAAATAGCCCGTATGGCAATAAAACAAGTAAGTAACGATGCGACAGAACCAATTAACGCTGATAGTGGGCCCTTGTCTTCAAAAATCGCAAAAAAACCAGTTAGAATATATAACGTTAAGCAACAAGACAAAATGACACAAATCGCGGTTATATAATTTTTTTTCATTCTTTATTTTTATCCTCTGCTTATTTTTAAGAAGCTTAACCATAAAATTTGCTACTGAATTTAACATTTACTGTGGTAAACGTCTATCCGTGGGTCCTCCCTACGAGGTCTTAGCCACGAGGCGGCGGGCACGCGGAAAACGGCTGGTTTTTGAGATCTATGGTCATCATCATCATGTGCGCAAGTTGCTGATTTTTCGTTGTGGCGATTTGCAATGATGTCGAAACGGTTAAAAAGTGCTCACCATCATGGACCAGGAAATCGCTTCCCTGAAGCTCAACATCAACCAGCTCGCCGGGATCACTAATGTGCATCGCCAGACGGTAGCCGCCAGGCTTAAAAACGTCGAGCCAGCCCCTGGCAGTAACAGCAAGCTGAAACTTTATCTGGTCACCGACATCCTGACGGAGCTCATGGTGCCCACGGTTTCCTCAAGCACTGATGAAATGACCCCTTCAGATCGGCTGGCACACTGGAAAGCTGAAAACGAACGGATCAAGTTCGAGCAGGAAACGGGGCAACTTATTCCGGCGGAGCAGGTCGCCCGGGAATTTGCGGTCATGTCAAAGGCCGTGGTTCAGGTTCTGGAAACGTTACCCGATATCCTTGAGCGTGACTGTGCATTATCGCCCGCAGCCGTCGCCCGCGTGCAGAGCGTTATTGATGATTTACGCGACCAGATACCGTCACCAGTAATACGGCCGCCACGCTTGTCAGCCCGTTTACCGGACCAACCACCACGGGTGCAGCCTGGGCAGCGGTGCCCCGTAAGGTGCTCAGTCAGGTCACGGCTGACCTGGTGGCGCAGACGACTGCTGCAATGCGCGGGATGAATAATGACAAAGCTAACTGGCAATCATTTTATTCTGCTGCCGGAGATATCAACATCACCCTGCCGGACGGCACAAAGGTTCCGGGTCCGTCATGGGCAAAAATGGCCGGGCTGGTCAGTTCCTCTCAGCAGTGGCGCGGCAATCTGCCCGCTGCAGCAAACCTGAATGCCTACGGACCGACTCCCGACTTTACCGGGACCTGGAACCGTTCATCAAACACCAACACCACTACCGCGTACGGGTTCCCGGAGGACAACGGGCAGGGGATTCTGGAAGTGTTTGCCGGCGGACGCTATGGAGGTATGCAGCGCCATACGGTATCGATGAACGGCAACGTTTATGTCCGCTCGCTGACTGGCGCATGGAACGGAGTGGACGGGCCGTGGAGTGACTGGAGCCTGGTCGGTGTTAATTCGCGGCCAGGATTTTATACAGGCGATCTGAATTTACTGGTCACTCCCGGCGTATGGTCTGTTACAGATGGTACAACCGG